CATCAGGTGACGGATTTACTTTAGAAGCAAGTAACTGGGCTCCATTAACATTCCAATCACAAATGAGTGCTCCTGGATTAGCTCCAGCTAATGGTACATTATGGTTTAATAATTACTTGGGTGATGTTGACGTTTTATATAACAACGGCAGTGCTTGGGTTGGTTATCTAAATGCATTCCCTAATACAGATCCTAATGGTCCAATTATTGCTGCATCAGCTCCATTAACACAAAGCGATGGCACTTCATTGATGACTGGCGATATTTGGATTGATTCATCAATGCCTGATGCATATGGCCAAACAGTTTATGTATATAATTCTGCTGTTGGCACAGGTGCTGCAGGATGGGTTTTACAAAATGTAGAAGATCATACAAGTCCAACTGGATGGGTATTTGCTGATGCACGTTGGTCAGACAATGGCATGGATGCACCTAGTTATGTAACTTCTATCAAGGATTTATTGATTAGCAATTATTTGGATCCAGATGCTCCAAGTCCATTCTTATATCCAAGAGGAACAAGACTATGGAATACACGTCGTAGCGGTAACAACGTAAAATATTATGATGCTGGATACATTAACGTTAATGCAACTAATGCAAACCACGGTAATGAGTCTATGTTAAGTTATTCACCAGATCGTTGGGTAACAGCAAGTCCAAACAACACTATGGGTGTTGGTACATTTGGTCGTTTATCACAACGTGCAGTAGTTGTTAAAGCCTTACAAAGTTTAGTAACAGCAAGTACACCAGTTCGTGATACCGATACATTAAATTATAACCTAATTGCTACTCCAGGTTATCCAGAATTAATTCAGGATATGGTCAGCCTCAACGCTGATATTGGACAGTTGGCATTAGTAATTGGTGACACGCCATTCCGTTTGGAAACAAATGCTACAACATTAGCAAATTACGGTAGTAATGCAGCAAAAGCCGCAGCTGATGGTGAAAGTGGATTGGCAACATATGATGATTACACAGCCGTGTACTATCCAAGTGGTTACACAAATGATAATTTAGGTAATAACATTGTTGTTCCAGCTAGTCATATGTTATTACGCACTATTATCAACAATGACAATGTAAGCTATCCATGGTTTGCGCCAGCAGGTACAAACAGAGGTATAGTATCAAATGCTAGTTCAGTAGGGTATGTTGATGGAGAAACTGGAGAATTTAGAACTGCATCATTATACGAAAGTTTACGTGATGTATTAGCAAGTGTTCAAATTAATCCAATTGCTACTTTACCAGGTGCTGGATTAACAGTTATGGGACAGTATACACGTAACAAAATGTCTACAGCATTGAACAGAGTTAATGTTTCTAGATTAGTAAGTTATATACGTCGACAATTAAACATATTGTCTAAACCATTCTTGTTTGAACCAAATGATAGTCAAACAAGAGCAGAGATCAAATCTGTTATTGAGGGATTGATGTTAGAATTAGTTGCTCAAAGAGGATTGTATGATTATGTAGTAGTTTGCGATACTACAAATAATACTCCAACAAGAATTGATCAAAATGAATTATGGGTAGATATTGCAATTGAGCCAGTTAAGGCAGTTGAGTTTATCTACATACCTTTAAGATTGTTGAACACTGGAGCAATAGCTTCTGGTAACTACGGTTCACAAGCAACAGGCTCTAATTAATTCAACACATAAAGGATAAGGAGAAATAAATGGCAACATCAAGTTTAAATAATTTTACAGTTCCGTTGGCAGGTAGCCAAAATCAAGGGCTGTTAATGCCAAAGTTACAATATCGTTTTCGAGTTGTTTTAACAGGGTTTGGATCTAGCAATTTTGGATCTGGTGGAACACCTGCTACTGAACTAACGAAACAAGTTATGATGGTTGATCGTCCACATCCAAGTTTTGAGGAAGTTAAATTAGATGTTTATAACAGTACAGTTAAACTAGCTGGTAGACATAAATTTGATGATATTAAACTTAAATTACGTGACGATATCAACAATAATGTAACAACTTTAGTTGGTCAACAATTACAGAAACAATTTGATTTCTATAACCAATCTAGCGCATATAGTGGACAAGACTATAAATTTTATATGTCCATTGAAATATTAGATGGCGGCAATGGTGCCGGAGTTGAGCCTGGCGTACTTGAAGTATATCAATTGCAAGGTTGCTGGATTAAAATGGCAAGCTACGGTAGCATGGATTATGCTAAAGGTGATGCTGTTGAATTAGAATTAACAATATGTTTTGATAATGCATATCAAACTAATGAAAATGGTGCAAACGTTATTCTTCCAGTATTGCAGGCTAAGAGTCCATCCTCAGTATAATAGAAAGTAAACAAACAAAAAGCTCGATTTACTCGGGCTTTTTTGTTGACTAAATATTCATATGCCACAAACTTACATCGATGCCTCAGGTAATAGAAAAGCCTTTTATACTGGCTATCAACACGCCTTTAAATTATATCTCAGTGATCAATACAAGAATGTACCCAAAGCGGCATTCATGTATTTTGTTAAGTTTAATCGTAATCCAAATATACAAAATAATCAATTAAGTAATGGTTGGAATGATGAATGGGCACTATTAGCAAAAAGTGTACAGCTACCTAAATTTAAAATTAGTACCGAAACAATTAATCAATATAATAGAAAATCCAATATACAAACTAAAATTAATTATGAACCAGTGACTATCGACATGCATGATGACATGGGCGGTGGGACTAATAATTTCTGGCAAACTTATTATAGATATTTTTATCAAGACAGCAGAAATCCTAATATAACATCTATATATTCTGATAACAAATATAAATCTATAGATAACAAATATGGTCTAAATTCATCTGGCGAACAATATTTTTTAACCAGCATAGATATTTTTGTATTACATCAAGGTAATTTTACAGAAATGAAATTAATAAATCCAATAATTAGTGCTTGGGAACACGATACAGTAGCTCAATCAGAAGGATCAAAATTTTTACAAAATAGAATGACTGTAGTTTATGAAGATGTATTATACGACACTGGCAGGATCGTTAATTCAGAGACTGCTGGATTTTTTAAATATGTATATGACCTCACTCCATCACCATTGGAGAACCCTATTGTGGCAGCAATTCAACCCCCATATAATGGTGCAGCCTATGAGGAAGAGGAAGCCTATACGTCAGCTGTGTATCCAAGTTATGGAATAGATGATCCTAAGTTTTCATACAATATGCGTAAAAAAGGACAACTGTCTATTGGCGCATTATTAAGTGGCATTAATACTGTAAAAACATTTATTTCTAATCCGAGACAAGCGATGAATGTATATGGGCTTAATCTTAAGACTCTAGTGGTTAATGCAGCGGCAAATAAAATTAGTGCAACACCTATTAACTTATCAGGTAAACCAGCAACTGGTACTACTCAAGGCGAAACTAATATTTCAGATCAAGGTAACGGGAACACTCGATAATGTCAACAAATAATCTAAGTAACTTACCACCAGTACCGCCTCCCAGTCAAGGCAATGTTAATAGTTTGGTCAATACATTTAATAGTTATTATGAATTTCCTATCCAATTAGATTCAGCAACATTTAATGCAATGGTTGGATTTTTTGAAAATAAAGGATTTGATAAAATAAGTTCACAATCTATAACTACCGTTATGATGACACAGGCATTGCAAGATAAAATCAATCCCATGACAATTATAGATTCGTTAAATGGGGTAACTGGTGCGGATCTTAGTGAACTAGCAACACAGATATTAAATTATAAAAGATTTAAATCTAGTTATTTAGGTGTTGCTACTGCAATCAAACCAGCCATGCAAGTACAAAGAAATATTATAGCATGAGCTTAAAATTTGCACAAAGTGTTTATACACCCAAGAATGGCGAAAAATATATAGGTTCTAAATTGCCCTATTGTCGCAGTAGTTGGGAAACAACATTTTGTATGTTTTGTGATAATAATCCTGCGGTACAAGAATGGTCAAGTGAGCCAGTAAAAATTCCTTACAGAGATCCACTGACTGGCAAACAAACAGTTTATGTGCCTGATTTTATAATCAAATATGTTGATAAAAACAATAGACATCACGTAGAAATGGTTGAAATAAAACCAGCTAATCAAATGCTATTAGAAAAAGTTGGAAAGAATCCATATAATCAAGCACAATATGTTAAAAATATGGCCAAATGGGCTGCCGCAAATGCATGGTGTCGAAATCAAGGAATCACGTTTAGAGTTATTAATGAAACAGATATTTTTGCTAATGTCAAGAAAAAATAGATAAGTACGATTATGACAATATATCTTTATAAAAAGACTCATAAAGTAACTGGCCTAAAATATCTAGGAAAAACAGTTAAAGACCCATTTAAATATGCTGGTTCCGGAATAAGATGGAAGCATCATTTAAAAGAACACGGATATGATGTAGAAACAGAAATATTATTAGAAACTTCCGATCATAATGAAATAAAAAAATGGGGAATTTATTATTCAAATCTTTGGAATATTGTAGAAAGTACCGAATGGGCTAACTTAAAACCTGAAGAGGGTGATGGTGGTAATATGGGGCCAATTGGCGCTAAAAAAGTATCAGAAAAATTAAAAGGACATCCTAATTGGTCTATTCCTAGAACTGAAGAAATGAATAAAAAATTATCGGATACCAAGAAAAAACAATTATCGGTTCTTTCTTCTGAAGAACATAGTATTAGAATTAAAAACTCTTGCAGTTCGCCTAAAAGTTGGACAACTGATAGAAAAGATAAAATTAGCAAAGCATTGACTGGTTTAAAGAGGTCTGAAATAAACAAATTAAATAGTCAGCAAAGTGCGCTAGTTCATAGAAATTCATTAACTAAAAATCAAAAACAACAAATTTACGGAAAACAAAATTCTGGTAAAACTTGGAAATTAATTGATGGTAGAAGAGTTTGGCTAGAAAAAGGAGAATTAAAATTACTCGAAAATTAGAAGAACTGTTCAATCTACCTGATAGCAAAGAACCATTAATCAATCCAGAAGTTGTTGAAAAGACTGATTCGATCGAAGTGATTAACTTAGAGGATAGATTAGAAGAATTTGATAAAATTGCCGCAGCATTACCCCGTGTAAAAGGTTTGGGAGATATGGCAGATGGTGAGTTAGATGCATTAGCCAGTAAAGCTGAAAAGGCATATGATGACCTAATGGATTTAGGTATGCAAGTTGATGCTAGGCACAGTACTAGAATGTTTGAAGTTGCCGCACAAATGATGAATGCTGCAATTCAAGCAAAAACTAATAAAATTGATAAGAAGCTGAAGATGGTTGATTTACAGCTCAAAAAACTAGCCATTGATAAAAAGCACGGGAATGACTCAGGAAATGATCCTATTGAAGGGCAGGGATTCATACTCACTGACCGCAATAGCATCCTGGAAAAACTTAAGAATTTGAATAAATAATTAACTATGAAAAACTTTAAAGAACATTTATCAGAATCCTTCGCTAACAGAAAGCATGTATTTCGTGTTAAGGTTGCTGGAGATTTTACTCCAGAACAAGAAACCGCATTAAAGACAATGCTTGAGCGTTATCAAGTAGATTCATTTAAAAAAGTTTCAGTAACTCCTGTACAAGCATTGCCATTAGATTTTCCACAAGTACGCAATTGTGAAGTACATATTTTTGAAGTTACTGTAGATTATCCAACAACGCAACAAGAATTAACAGAATATCTTTCACAAGGTTTAAAAGTTAATCGTCAGAATTTAGCAGTTGTTCGCCCAGGTGAACCAAGCGAACAATATCAAGAACAAGCACCAAAGCGTGAAGGTGCATTATTAGATGACCCAACATACAAAGAAGCTGGAAGTCCACAATTTGAAGACTACTATGGCGACAAATACAACAGCGGTTTTGTTAAAGAATTAAATGATATTTTAAAGTTGCAACGTAAAGCACGTGGGGAAGAAATACCTACAGAAGGTGAGGCAAAATATAATGTCGATACACCATATAATAATCAAAGTCCTATTGCCCTTGATAAAGGAACTTATGATGTAAAAACAAGGAACGGAGTATAATATGCAAATGATCGACGTATTAAAGCGTTTAGCTGAACTGGATGCTAAGAACCCAAATGTAGTTAACGAAATGGCGATGCCTGTCCCTCAACAAACTATGTCTGAAAAATTACCAGATACAGGATTTTCAAAGCCAGCTATGCCAGGAGATGATGGTCATTTAGGTTTGGAAAATGCTATGATTGTTCCAGATGCAGAAGAAAAGTCAGCAAGTACTGGGCCTGCAAATATCAACATTAGTGCAGGCAGTGGCGAAGAAGTTAGCAACATGTTGGCCACTATTATGCAATTAGCAGGCGTAAAACAAGTTACTGATAAAGATATGGGAGTTGAGCCACATGGGGCAGTACTAACAGCAGAACCTAGCATGAGTGGCACACCGCCAATGGCTGAACCAGATGATGAGCATGATGACATGCGTGATATGATCAGTGCAGTTGACAAAATGAATAAGCCGGAAGATGATGAAGAAAAAACTAAAGGCGATGAAGCAGAAACTGATGAAAGCGTCGATTCTTTAAGAATTAATAGTAATTCTGGTAACAGTCCAACAGAACAAAATCCGTTTGATCCAGAAGAGTTTGCAAACCATGAAAATCAACCAGGTGGCGGTAATGTTCCTAAAGGCCATGAAGGCCATGAGGGCCGTCCACGTGACCGTGATCAACCAATTGCTGCAATGGAAGAACAGTTGATGGCTGAATACAAAGAGTTTGTTGTAGAAAATAAAATGGCTCCACAAGCACAACATATTCCAATTGGTCAACAAATGGCAAATGATGGCATTACATACAGTCGTGAAAAAGAAGGTGAAATTATTGGGTTAATGGCTCAATATATGAAGAAAGATGGGATGAGTCCAAAATCAATTCGTTATTATCTAAACTATGACGAAGATTATATCCCTGATCAATTAAGTTACTTGCCAAGAGAAACTAAACAAGATAGCGCAGCAACATTAGAATCCGGACCTAAAGGATATGATAGCGACGGTAACCCGTTAGGCGGCGGGTATGATGAATACACACGTAGAAATCCTAATAATGAATATGGTAATAATATAAACGGCGCTGCAAGATCTATTTACTGGTACAACGTTCCTAAAGACAAAGAAGAAAGAGCACAACAACTAGCAAAGTTTGGTAACGATCAATTTCAACAGAGTGGCGGCGAAGAAGGATTTGGCTTTACAAAAGCCAAAGATGGCATGTGGATGTTGAAAATATTTAATGACTTGTTGGCTAAGGGAGTAGTAGATTCGCATTTTGGTCAAGGTCAAAAAGGTGATTCTCGTGGTCCAGACCAAAGCGGCAATGAAATGATGTATGAGAGCGATGAAGATGCATATGATCAGTTTGTTAACGGGAATGAACCAAACTTTACGGGTCGTGACGAAGAAGATTTTGATAAGGCTGAAAAAACATTTGTAAACTTTCTTAAGAAAAAAGGTAAGGTAGTAGATTCAATTAACACTGATGGTTTTCCCGTGCTTGTAGCAATGTGCCAAGGTCAATTTTGTGCTTGGTATGATTTAGAAAATGCTCATGGATACCTTGCTCCATAATTATATTTTAGGATATAATCCAAATAGGCTCTCTGGAGCCTATTTTTTTCATTAAATACTAACATGGGAAAAGCACTCGAGGGCAACTTAATTAAAAAAGCTCACTCCACACAAAAGTGGACTGAGGAAGATATTCAGCACATGATAGCATGTAACGATCCAGAAACTGGACCTGAATATTTTTTAAAGAATTTCTTCTTTATACAACATCCAACAAAAGGTAAAATACAGTATTATCCCTTTGAATATCAAGAAAGATTGTTAGAAAGTTATCACGGACATAGGTTCAGTGTTAACATGTTGGGACGACAAATGGGTAAGACTACAACTGCTGTGGGCTATTTGTTATGGTATGCAATGTTTGTGCCCAATAGTACTATACTAATTTCAGCACACAAATACACAGGTGCACAGGAGATTATGCAACGTCTACGCTATGCGTATGAAACATGTCCTGATTTTATTCGTGCAGGAGTTACCAGTTACAATAAACAAAGTATTGAGTTTGATAATGGTTCACGTATTATGGCACAAACAACTACAGAAACTACTAGATCG